GGTGGTCCGGGTTTGTGCTCGATGCGAGCGGTGCCGGTTTTAGAACGGACGGCCATTAGCTAAGACCGAGGAGAACCTTGAGATCGGCCACGGTCAGGCCAGCGGCCGCTAGCTTCTCAGCCGGGGTCGGCTCGGGGATGGGCTCGGGTTCTGGTGCAGGCTCGGGGGTATTGCCAGCTTCGACCCACTTCAAGTATTCGCGGTAGTCGGTGTTGGCGGGGTCGGGTGGGATGTAGGCGTTGTCCGCAAGGCGAATTACGCCAACTGGTTCAGCAAGTTTGTACAATGTCATAGCTCAATACTTCCAATGACTTTAGCGTTTGCAAGTGCTGTATGATTATCGAATTGGTAAAAACCTTCTAGCTCCCCATAACCAGACTCATAAGGTCTAAAGGTTCCACCAGTGCCAGTGGAGGCAGTAAAGGTCACGGTCGGACTTGCACGCTTGCTAACTTTCCAAGGCTGACCTTGGTTCACACCAGTACTTGCGGAATTAGTCGATAAACGAGCGCCTGCTACTTCGTAATACCTCTGACACAACGCTAGCTCCTGCCCGAAGCTCCTGCGCTCAAACGGTGTTGCGACGGATCCCAACTCTAACTGCACACCCGTGATATCAATGCTGCCAGAGGTCAAGCTGGTGACTGAAAATTCAACAGCAACACCTGTTGTTGCCGACGATGAAAGCGTGAACGTTGCGGAGTATTTAGTAAGCGTCGAGTTTGTGGATTGCGTGCCAGTGTTGGATTGCGTTTTGGTGGTGAAATCGTTAGCCGCACCAGCGTAGAAAGTTTTCCATGTCAAGGTCACGGATGCGCTGCTAGCGGCATAAAACGACAACGTGACCGTTTTGCCGGCCATGTCATAGCTGTTCTGTACTTCAATACGCTGACCAATGGAAACGCCCGTATTGCTCGCGGCGCCAATTATGCGCAAAGCACTGGTAAATGCAGAGTTTGACGATGTAACCCTTTGCGCTGAAACTGCCGCGCCAGTTGCGTAAACATACCAACGATCTACGCAATAAGTAACAGCGCCAACACCCGAAGAAATTGAAGACCCAGTATTTCGTTGATCTATTTGCATCCCGCCATTCATGATCCGCGAGCGTGTGCCGGCCAGCGAATCTGAGTTGAGGCTCGGCACCGTGAGGTCGCCGGTTAGCGTGCCGCCGCCGGTTGTTACCGCGTTGGCCACTACAAATGCTGTTGTCGCTATTTGCGTAGTATTTGTTCCCGTCGTTGCGGTAGGTGCTGTAGGCGTTCCAGTTAGCCCAGGACTGGCCAGCGGCGCATAGGTCGAGCTGGCTGAGCTGGTGGTCAAGTAACCCGAAATGCTCGCACCTGCCGGGATGGTGACAGTGCCAGTGAATGTAGGAGATGCAAGCGGCGCCCGTGACGTATCAGTCGGGTGAACGTGATCCTGGCGGGCATAGCGCAGCGAGGTGCCAACGGTGGCCGTGCCATCCATGACCGGCGCTGTGGCCGATGCCTGGCCAACCACAAACGCCGTTGAAGCAATGGTGGTGCTGTTGTTATCTGTAGCTGCCGTGGTTGTTGTGCCGCCACCTGTCAGCGTTGTGACACCCGTGACGCCAAGCGTGGTGCCAATGCTGGCGGAGCCCGTGGTGCTCAGGCCAGTCAGCGCATAAGTGCTAGTAAGTTCAGCCCATGCAGTGCCAGACCATTTTTGCCAACGGTTGGCCGTACTAGACCAACGAATGGTGCCGGTGGTGAGGTTGGTGCTGGTGGTGCCGTCAAATTGCAATGCCAGGTCAACGTCACGGTTTTTAACCTCCGTGGCAAAGTTGGTATAGGTGCTTGTGAGCGTTGGCAGGGACCAATCAGCCATCAGACTCCTCGTGCGATCCAGCTAAAGCCGCCGCTGACCCTAGTGCCGGAGGTGTTGAACAGCAGCACCTTGAAGCTTGTTGGATACGGGACATCAGTGAAATCATAGACTGCAATCACCGCACTGGTAGTGGCAGGCGTGACGGATATTGAATCCACATCCACGAAAGCGATGTTGAAATTCACGGCCGTACCCCCACTGTCAGCCGAATTAGCGGTGCCTGTACCGGAGTCATTGCGGAGCTTGGAATCCAGCCGTACGTTCAACCCGGTTATTTGAAGCAGGTCGTCGCCGCCTGCGCTGGCAAAGTCGTACTGCGTGCGGACATAACGGAAGTTGGTGGCGAACACCGAGCTGACGTTTGAGTAAACGGTCCAGGCATCAGTGCTGAGCTTTTTCACGCTGATGGACGGCGTGATGGTGGTGCTGCCCGCAACAACGTTGGAAGTCAACGTGGTGGTCACCTTGGTGCCTGCCAGGACCGTTCCGTAATCTATGTCCTCGTAATACTGGGCTGTGGCCTGCGATGGCATTGCAAAGTATGGATACCCTGCGTTGATCTGATCTTGTGGTGTATTCCAGCTGCGGCTGGTGAAGTGCGATTGCCAGGTTTCTGTGGTGTTGACGCTGGCCAAAAGGCCAGTTCCATAGGACACCATGTTCGTGCTAGTGCCTGTAAAAGTGCTGTCCTGGTTCAGCTTGAGCACATAATCCGGCGGCTGATTGACTTGTGCGCTGACAGAACCGGGCGTGCCGTAGTTGCCCGCCGAATCAATGCCCGCCAGCCAATAGGTATAGGTGCCGGAGCTTGACTCAAACACCGTGGTGAACTTGCCCTGTTTAGTGCCAATTACCGTGGCGCCTGCCCAGGTCGTACCTTTCCGCAGTTCATAAGCCGTGATGGGCAACGTCTGAGTCGCGTCGGTCCATTGCAGTAACACGTTGTTGTCGATGACCTGCTGAGTGATTGTCGGCTGCGATGGGGCCGTGATCACTGCGTCATAGGTGCCGCTGGTGCCGTAGTTGCCTTTGAGATCCACGGCTGCAATAAAGAACCGGCGCGTGCCAACCCATGCACCCTTGATTGTCAATGTCGTGCCCAGCACGGTGCCAAGCGTTGTCGCTGTTGCCCAGGTATCTGAAACCGTGCCGTAGCGAACTTCGTAGTAAGCAGTGCTCAGGCTGCCGGCCACTGAAGTCCATTTCAGGATCAAACTGTCGTTGCTAAATAACCCGCTGGTGGTCGGTGCTGCAGCTGCTGTGATTGTGAGCGAGGCGCTGGTGGCCGTGGTGCTGTATGACCCGCTGGTATCAAGCGCCTTGATCCACCAAGTTGTGGTGCCTGCCGATAACAAGCCCAACTTTTTGCTAGTAGCTGCAAAAACACCGAGCTTGGTTCCGCTACCCCACGCTGGTCCCTGCCAGATTGCGTAGCCCTGAAGGTCAAGGTCCGTAACCTCTTCCCAGTTCAGCGTGACACCAACATCGGGATCCAACATGGCGTAAAGCGCCGGGACGTTGGCCGGTGGTGCGGTTTTGCCCAAGGCATTGATGGTTCCAATCAAAGCTGTTGAGGATGATTGTCCACCAGCGTTCACGCTGTAGATGTAGATTTCAAACAAACCGGGCGTCGTGTCGAGGATTTCATAGTCCTGCTGCTGCCTTGTGATTGTCGTCCAGTTACCCTTGTCCTTGCGATATTTGACCAGGTATTGATTGATGCCCTGGACGCCTTTCCAACTGATAATAATTTTGGAACGCACCTGAGCTTGATAGCTATAAAGGGCTTCGGTGATAATGATATTGGTAGGTGCGGCCGGAACGTTATTAAGGTTGCTGACGGCACGAGTTTGAAGGGCAACACCGCGCTCGATGTAATCGTATTTTGAGCTGTTATACGCAAGGGCTGTTATGGCGTATGAGCATTGATCTTGTTCTTGAACGCCTAACACGCGCCAAGTTGTTGTTTGCAAATCGCTGGTTTCATAAATCCAAACGCTATTGGTATTGGGGACTGAGCTAAACGCTGACGATACCGTGATGGCATTGCCAACGATGCTTGCCACCGCACGAGTTTGAACGGTGCCGTCGCTCAGGATTACCGACAGCATCGGGCTATTGCTAGTGGTCAGGCCGGTGGCATCGTCCACCGTGATAACGGTTGTTGTTGCTGAATTGATCCGCCCGCCCCTACGGGAGCCCGCACGCACAGGATCGCTGATTTCAATAATTTGACCAGGACGTACCAATACACCAGCATCAATCGACGCAGTGAACGTGACGGTTTCGGTTGCTTCGTAATTGGCCGTATAAAGAAGCCAATCGCCCACCCTATGAGCTTGTCCTCGTGAGGTGCAGGCAAAAGCAGTTATTTGAGTTTTAATAACGCCAAACTTTGCAATCGACGCTGCATTTTCAACTTCTTCAAAAGCCGTAGTTCTTTGATCAAGGTCCATATATTGAACAACAACCACGTTCGGCCTGGTTTTCAAACTGGAGCCGCTATAACTAAAACCCTCAGAGCTGACATTAGCTAAGGTGAAGAGATAGGCCGGGTCCGATGGCCTGTCTTGCGAAACGGTAAGTGAACCCGTGCTCCAATAAGGCATGGCACGAAATACCGATGCCATATCATTGATAAGTTTGTAAGCATCCTCTTCGGTCTGAATATTAACGTTGCAAGAAAAGCGAGGTTCTGTGCCACCAAATCCATTATCGACTAATTCTGAACAATACTGACTAGCGGAATAAAAAGCCCAGCGGTCGAGCTGCGTGGTGTCAATATGATCGCCAAACCCATAGCGGGTGCTACATAAAAGATCAAATAAGCACCAGGCAGGGTCGCTACACCATTGCGCTGCGCCAAAAGTGCCATCCCAAACACCTGTGTAAATCAATCTTCCGTTTGTCGCGTCAACGGTGGCGTTGCTAGGGATTTTGACCTTGATTCCTTTGATGCGATAAGAGCGGGTTGGGATGCTTGAAAATTGCTGGGCATCAATAGAAATGCCAACCAATGCTGAATTGGGATAACGAAGCGCTGAGTTGACAACTTCCGTGTACGAACTCCAAGTGATGCCATTGGTAAGTTTTGGATCCGTTGGATCTGCTGAGACTCTTATTACCTTGATATCTATTGGAAAAGAGCCCGTGAAATTTACAAGATATTGGCGCTGATAATTTGACCCAGTACGGCCACTAATTGTGTCATCAATAACTGTCGTGTAGCCGCCACCGTTGTATTGCACAGCGATTTGAAGCTGAACGTCGGCGCCGTTAATATCTCCATTGTCGGAGATTTGTTGGAGCTGCGGCACCGTGATGGTTACCCGTGCAGCATTGACCTGTTTGTTCGTAACAGTTCGCACCACGGGCGTGGCATGTTGCACCGTGACATCAACGCCAATTTCGTTCTCTACGTCGGTAAAGCCAGGAATGTAGCTTTGAGCTTGTGTACCGTTGCGCGTGTAAATATTTGCGGGGGTGAAATTGTAGTACGACGCATATGTAGCCGTCAACGAGCCCGACAAGCTGCTGCTTGTTTTGGATGCAGCGGTGAACGTATCAGCAGTAACAGATGTAATCGTGTAATTACCAGTAACCGCAAAGTTGGTGCCCGAATCCACCAATGCAATGATGTTGTCAACGGCGTAACCGTGACCAGGAATCGTGACCGTTATGGTGATGCCGTCTTGTGTATAGGTGCCGGATTTAATAACGGCGTCGGGATTGAGAAGGGGGGTGTTATTGATGAAAATAGAACTTAGGCCATTGGAGAGGCCGTAGATTTCGCCTTCACTGATTAGGTCGATCAGGTTGGCATATGAGGTAGAAAAAAGACTTTCCGGTGTCGTTGTTGGCACATGTTGGGAACCGCCGCCGCCCTTACCGCCACTGCTGCCACCAGCACCAACAATCGTCGTCATGATGTCACCTGGGTAACGGTGATGCCGGAGTTGATTACGATCGAGCCAACGATGGTTTCGCCGTAAACAATGGGCACCGGTACGTTTTGACGATTGACGTTTTGGATTGAGCTAAAACTATATGACTTGCGTGGATCCGAATTTTCAGAGGGCGTCACTGGCATAGGCGTTAAAAGTTGCGCGATGCCACCTAGCACCAATGTTGCCCCTAAACCAAATGCAGCCAAGCTGCCACTGGCGGTGAAAGCTGCTGTTGCGCCAAACCCACCAAGTCCAGCCCAAGCCCCCGCGCCAAAACTGACAAACGACAGCGCTATTAATGCAACGCCAGCCAAAATCCGTCCTACCGCACCAGCACCAGCCACGACCGGAACAATCCTGATCACCTGCTGGCCAGAGGGTTCATGGATTTCTTCCAGAGCCAAATCGCGCTCGTTCAAGCTCACTCGAAAATGCCGATCAGCCATAAACTTCTCGACGGCTGGGAAATTTGCCACCAGGAACCGCACAGCCTCAGCTGCCGAAGCCACCTCAGCGCGAAACACACGGCGCTTAAGGAATTTGGCCAGTGCACCGTAGACCCTGATCTCGCGCATCAGACCACCAACCCCTTGTCTAGTTTAAGCCGCCCAACCCAGCCGGTAGCCTTCATTAGCCAGCCGCCATACATATCCCTGCTGCTGAGCCGATTGGGACCGAGGTGGTGCAGCAACATCTGATCGCCCAGGTAAACGCCGATGTGATTAAGGCCAGTGCCTGATACGCACATGAACACAGCGTCACCGCACTGGATGTCTTCTAAAGCAACTTGTTTAAACCCGGCTGCGGTCCAACAACGAGAAAACATCGGGTCGGCTTCAAATTCGGCATACGTGCGTGGGCGTTCCCAGTCAGGAAGCGTGATGCCCATTTCCTCTTGATACCAATCACGCACCAGCGACCAGCAATCGGTGATGCCCCAGACCCACTCGCGGCCAATCAAGGGTGCCTTGTAACCCTCGGGTTTGCATTCGCCCCACGCTTCGGTTTTGGGATTGACAATGTACCAAGGCAAGCCGGACTTTTCGCACGCCACACGATCCGCCTGGCTGGGTGCGGGCGGTGATATTGGATGGCTGTGAAAAATTGCCAATACTTCGCCTGCATCCTCTGCCGCTGCGTAGTCGGCCGGGTCGAGGGTAAAAAACGCACCAGGCTCAGGACTGAGGTTTTTACATGGCCAGTAGCGTTCGCGGCCTTTGACCACAACCACAAGGCCACAGCATTCCTGAGGATCTAGGCTTTTGGCGTGCTCCAGTGCAGCGGCGCGTGTGGTGTCTTTCATCAATATACGTTTGTGCCCACACCAGGGAATGATCCAAATGGCAAATTGCCACTTTGAGTGCGAAAAATAAAAAGGTTGTTTCCATTAAAAGTGTACGTTGCACTGCCGGGGGATGCGGGCATGAAATATAGATCAACGCTTACGCCATCAATCAAATCTAAATCAAGGGTCCCATAACTATTCAAATAAATTAAACCAGAGCCAATACTGCTTACGGTCGTATTTATATCGCAACTTCCCCACACATACATGCCGGCGCTAATGCCCGTAGTGTCAATAGCGATGTACACGGTTGATCCTCCGTACATAACGTAATTTATGGTATACGTTCCAGATCGCTTTATGCTGTATGGACGTTGGTTTAGCGTTACAGTTGTGCCCGAAACACTGGCAACAGTAGTTCCAGATGGGATGTACGGTCCGGAAACAGCTTGCCCGGCGGCTACGTTTGTAGAACTTGCAACAGCCATGCTTGCGTCAGAGGCTGACGGGGTTGCAGTCAAGGTGAAGTTTGTAGACACTGTTGCCGCTGCGCTCATCACCAATGAAGTGTTATTTGTAATTGAATTGATGGTCGCATTGGTTGGGACTCCAAATCCGTAAATTGGCAGGCCAGCCGACAATCCAGCAGTGCTGCTCACGGTTAGCGTGGTGCTATTTTTAATAGTAGATCCTGTTTTACTGATTGCCCCGAAACGTGTTTGACAGCTAGAAAGTTTTTTCCCGCAAACATCAAGTAATGCGGTGTTAACGGGATTGTCGTTTTCGTCGTAGTAACTGGCCTCGGTGTATCCGCATTCAGCTGAGCGGTAGACCCATTGGCAAATGTTGGCAATGCACTGGCGTTTTGGTCCCCTAATACCAATCATGTCGAATGCCGCGCACATTTCATATTCGACAACATCACGGGTTTCGACTGTCTTTCTATCTAATATGTAGATTTCGCGTGGCCATTCGCATGTCGGGTCTGGTGTGCCCAGCGGGTTCACACCACCAGCAAAGTTGACTGCATCCAAGTACCTGGCCATCGTGCGGATGCGCGTGACCTTTGCGCCCTCAAGAGGCGTTGCAAGGATGATGGCAGTGATCGTGCCAAGGATGTTGGACACGCGAATCTTGGGACGCGGAAGCTGGCCGTTGCCGCTGTACTCAAAACCCTCGGCCTCAATCGGAAATGCTTGATAGGTATTTCCAGCCCATACGAGGTTGCCATTGGCACCGGTTGCGTTGGTGCCGGCGTGGAAGCGGTAGATGGTGTTAATGCCTTGGATCGCCGTGTTGAGTTGCAACTCGAATAATTCAATAATCGCACTGGGAGCAATGCCCTGCAGCTCAGATATTGGATACAGCCAGTCGTCGCCCTCGGCGTAACCGACCTCCCAATAGCCTTGTGCAACGTAGAGAGCAAGGACGGACATAAATTATCCGATCCTCATCCAGTTAGCGCCGTCACTTACGACGGTCACAAAATTGTATTGAGAAGGCAGCGAATAAGTGGTGGAGCCGTCAATAGTCTGAGAGCTTGTCGTGCCCACTGTTACGGCGTTGGCGCTGCTGTCGGTCTTCTTGATTGTGTACTGACGGCCTGCAACGCTAGCAGCGGTAGGTAAGGTAACAGTGAATGCCGCAGTCGTAGCGCTGCAAAGAATTACAGTGACAGAGGCAGTTGCCGTATAGGCAGATGTTTGCGATGTAACGCCAAAGGTAACGCCGTTAATGGTTGGCGTTGTTAACGTTTTACTGGATAACGTTTGCGCTGTATTGAAGTCTGCGTATTGGCGAGTTGTACCATTAACGCGCAGAAACAAGCCGGTTGTTGTGCTCCACAGATCTCCGTTTACAGGCGTGGTAGGAGCAGAGCCGTGAGGCAGGTTAAAGCCAGCGGCACCAGTAGCTGATGCCACCGTGGTTACAGCGCCTGTGAACGTTGCCCCTGCCAAAGCTGCACGAGTAGTGTCGCTGGGGTGAACGTGATCAGCGCGAGCGTATAAGTTTGATGTACCTGCTGCTTGCGTACCATTCATTGCGATGGTGCCAGCAGTGCTGTTGCCTTGACCAAGCACAAAGGCGGTTGTCGCCAACTGTGTGGTGTTTGTATTTGCTGCGGCTGTAGGCGCTGCCGGGGTGCCGGTAAATGTGGGGCTGGCCAGATCTGCCTTGCTGGTGTCTGATCCGTGAACGTGATCAGCGCGAGCGTATTTCAGCGACGTACCAACAGCAGCAGTGCCATTGATTACTGGCGTTGTGCTCGATGCTTGGCCAATGACAAAAGCTGTAGTGGCCAGCTGTGTTGTATTGGTATTTGCTGCGGCTGTCGGTGCTACTGGTGTGCCAGTCAGTGTGGGATTGGCTAGTGGTGCATAGGTGCTGGCTGCTGTACTGGTTTCCAGCTTGTCTGTGTTCAGGTTGGTGAAGTTGGCATCAACCTCAGCGTGAGTCAGAGGACTGCCTTTCCCAGCGCGAGTAACGATTGTGCTCATGGTTCAAAGACCTCGCGGAAGGTGGCCTGGATTGTGTTGAAATTGTAGGCGCGTAAAGTGACCTGCCATTCTTCGCAGACATACTTGCCAGCGCTACCGCGCGGCGGAGTCCAGTCAAAACTTTCAACCGCTGCCCGCGCCTCTAAAAACGCCAAAATGCCATCACGCTCAGTGTCGGTGCGTTCCGAAAAAGTCAGCGTCCATTCTTTGGGGTCTGTATTAAGCCCGAACCTAATTCGGGCTTCGTAGCCGTCTCCTGCCTGAAACTTATGCGCCCGAGGCTTGCTGGCCTCGGTGGCTTCAAAGCTGGGTGTGTAGGTAAAGATTGCCATTGTTATGCCGCCAGGAGGCCACCAGGGCGTTTCTGTTTAATCATCTCAGCTTGCACCGCTGCTGCAACTGCCCTAGCAAACGCAGCGCTCTGGCCTTGATCACCTTGCACACTGGTGCCTTTGGCGTCCACGTTGACGGTGACGTTGGCGCCACCGCCACCGCCAGCAACACCGAGCTTGCCATCAGCGCCACGTTTTAGGGGGATGATGGCCTCAGGACCAGCTTCGCCCATCAGACCTACGCCCTTGGCAAAAGGAAAAATGGTGGGGCGATCCACGACGCCACCCATCGCGTAAGGCACGATGCCGTTAGCGGCGAACACGTTGCCGTTGGCGCTGTGCGAGAAAAATCCTGTTGGCATTGACTTAAAGAAATCACCGCTGATAGCCGGAACACCTGAGCTGCCACCACCGCCAGGGTTGATGCCCCAGATGGCTGATTTCAAGAAGCTGATCGACTGATCAATCACGTAAATTTTCAGCAATTGCTTGGCGATGTCCTGCAACACCGTGGAAGCAATTTTCCGTAGGCTGTTGCCCCAGTTGTCAGTGCCCTGAACCAGCAAATCAAACGTGCTGGTCATGCCCTGGCTGATGGCGTCAAAGAAGCTGCCATATTTCTGCGTGAATTCGTTAAGGCGTTCTTGTTGCGCTTCGAGCTGATCTATGACGGGTAGCTGAGCTTTTGTTAAATCAAGAATTGATTGCTTCAGATCAATTTGTTCGTTTAAAGAATCAATCTCCTGTTTGTACTTGTCAACGCCAAGCCCAATGTATTTATCGCGTTCTCTGGTAAGCGCATTGAGCTCCCTTTGGGGAATTAGGATTTGCTGAATATTACGAAGTTGCTGTTCGTCAGCCAAGCGAGCTCGGTCGTACGCGGAAGCAGAAGCAGAATTTCCAAGCCCTCTTGCGATGCCTGATTGAAGGCCCCTGGTCGTGGCATCGTTTTGGAACAAAGTTGTATTTATTTGGCCTAAGTCTTGTATCTTTTTAATTTCTTTTGCTTTTTGCAATTCTTGGTCTTGCACTGTAAGTGTGTGCTCTCGAATTTCTTGTTGTTCTTGCAATATCGTTAATTGCGCCCTTTGCAGATCAACCATTTGATCCGCCGTGCCTTTCATCCTTGCATCGGCCATTTCTTCCCTTGCTTTTGAATAGAAAGATGCAAGCTCTAATTTATTTAAATCGCTTAAACTTTTTAGCTTTTCTTGGCTGGCTTGAAGTTCCGTTTGGCCAAAACCTTGAATTTGAAGATGAATTTGCGATTCCTGGGCGTAAGCGTCATTGATTTTAACGCTAAGCTGTTGCCTGTCTTTCTCAAGTTGCAATGCCTGTCGCGCAGCTTCCTCTGATTTACGGTCTTGCTCTTCAGATTGACGGCGTTGCTCGTCCTGAGCTTGACGAGTAATCTCGTTAATGCGCTTGTTGTAATCAGATTCAATTTTTTGGACTGCAACTATTTTTTCTTGAATACTGAGCCTGCCGGCAGCGAGGTCGCGAATTACCTTATTATATTCAAGAATTTTTTGCGCTTCAGCCGTTTCTTTTTGAGTGGTCGTATAAATTGCAATGTTGTCTTTTAAAGTTGTCTTGGCGGCTTCTTCCTGCGCAAGCGCAACTTGCAACTCATCTTTTGAGGCGGCCAAGCGGTCTTGAGCCGCTTGCGAAGTGGAATCATTTTTGACATTTGGGGCCAACCCGGAGACAAATTTGCCAACTTCACTAACCAATCCATTGACAACGGTAATTCTGTCGATTGTTTTACCTAAAAAACTATCCTTCCATTTTTGGTCAACATTCAAAATTGCGCCAACAACTTCTAACGAGGCAATTTTGAAACCACGAGTAAATTGATCCCAGCCATCACCTAGGCGCTTAATGCTTTGAGCATTAGACTCCCCAATGGTGTTTGACAATTCGTCAAAAGCAATTTTGGCAGCTTGGGCTGTTAAGCCAGCTTGTTGTAAGTTTGAGATTTCATCACTAATTTTGGGATCCAGATACCCAAGATTTTCTTTTAAAAAGCCAGCAGCATCCCCACCTTCTCTTAAAGATTTAGAAAAATCAGTGGCTTGTTTGGTGATCTCATCAAACTTAGCACCGATGGCACTCCCAACAATTTGACCCGCAAACCCTTCGCCAATAAACGAACCAATGCCACCACCAGCAATGGCACCTGGCCCGCCGCCAAACAACAGTGGGAAGCCAACGCCAAGACCAATGTTTTCCATCAGCTTGGAT